GTACTGATTTTTTTCAGCAACTGTTGGAGGTTTATCTTTATGCCGTAGGTTAAACTGTTCATCTAAATCATTTAGAACACCCTTGACATCGCCCGCTGCGCTGGCTATTTCTTTGTATAATTCGCAGCCTTTTTTAACTGCTTGTACAGCACCATTTGCTAGTGCAAAAAGTGTTAATGGATCCATAGCTCCGACCCATCACTAGTACAGCTCGTTACTGCTAATTGGTTCAATTTTGCTTCCGTTATTATTTTTATCGAAGAACCAATACTGATCGAACTTAGTAATACTTACCAAATTACGCCAAAAAAATTATTACTAGGTAATATTACATTCTATGAGGAGGTGTAACAGGTGTGGGTTGGGGGGGATTTTTGGAAGGACGATGTGCAAACCAACTCATTGTACTGCTCCTCTAAAAGGTCACAAAAAAACCTGGAATTTCCAGGTTATTTGTATATTATTCTTGTTCCAACTCCAATGCCCTTTTTAAGCACACTGTCGTCTGGTACATAAATTCGTTTACCAACGCCAACCATACAATACTCATCTGTTCTTAAATCGTGAACAAACCAACTAGTGGTTTCTTTTTCAAAATTGGCATAAACTAAATTAACAGTCTGTTCATTGGGCGCCTGAGTTGCCATTATTAACTTTTCACCATATTGTTCCATGGTCTTTTCAACGTCTTCAAAACTACCGCACATAACTTGGATTGGTCTCGACCTTGGTTCGGCTGTAGCTGCCGCGGCTGTTATCGCCAGTAAGATGGCAGCTAATAATCTGTTCATATTGTATATATCATTACTTTAAGTAATGATTAAGTACAAATATTATAATTCTTCTTTATAATCATATCTGCCACAAACAATATCATAAAATTCATCTAGTTCACCGCCCCACTTACCTTTGAGATATGGACGAAGATCATAGCATAATTTGGCATTTTTTTCTTTATTGGCTTGTACGAAAGAGTTATGCAATTTTGTCCAGTGTTCAAGTTTAGTTACTTCCTCAATTGGAATTTTTTCTCCTGGCACAACACAAAAAGTTTCAAGAAGCTCGCCTTCTACATCAAATGTTTCTAGTTCTAATACTGTGTATCTTTCTTTTAATTCTTCTGCTACTGTTCTATTAAAAATGATGTCCATTATCTTTTTTCTACTCCTACTTTTTTATATATATCTTGTACAGCACGGGCTTGATAATAACAATCAATCAATGCGTTATGAGCACCGTGTCTATCTTTTTTTCTAGGATCGCCGTGAACACTAAACAATGTGCGACTATCTCTAATTTGCCAAAATTGCCATGGAGTAGGACGTCCAACTTGCCTGTAAAGATCTTCTAGTATGACAATATCAAAAGCAGGTCCTTGACACCATATATTATCTGCTCCTACTAAAAATTTATTTAATTGGTCAAGCATTTCGTTAATGCTTATACGACCTTCCATTCCCATAGCTTCTTCTCTTACTTCTTCTGTTTGTGTGCCCCACCAGGCTACAGTTTCATCCTGCACATGACGATCCATAGATAATTGTTCATCTACATCAGGCTTGAGGTATAGTCCTTGTCCTTGATCCACATCGCCGTCCCATGGGCTAAATTTGACTGCGCCGAGAGTTAGAATGACTGACCATGGTCTGGTACTCAGTGTTTCTAAATCCAACATTACATCCATTACGGACTCCTTAGTGCTCGATCCGCTTCAGCTGCTGCTACTCTACGACGTAGACTACTTGAACTAAAAGAATGATCACGTTTATTAAAAACTAAAGCTATTCCCCGAGTATAACATTCTTCATCCCCAGTAAATGGTTTGCCTTCGTATTCAATCCCCAGTATGCGCACATCAATTGGTAATGTCAAAATAATGTCAATCAAATCTTGTTCAGTTTGGTAAACAACCACTTCATCCACATAACGGCATGCCGCCAGTTGTATTTGTCTTTCAACAATGCTTTGTACCGGAGGGTTCTTGGTGCCCGGCCGGTCAATCGTAGGGTCTGTTTGAAGTCCGGCAATAAGATAATCGCAGTGATTTTTAGCCTCTGCCAACATTGCCACATGCCCTGCATGAAATAAGTCAAAAGTGGAGAAGGTGATTCCAATCTTAAGTCCTTTGTCCTTAAGTTCACGAATTTTATTGAATATCATTTATGTTGCTGGTTCTAATTTAACGTTGAGTGGAAAACCATTGTTGCGAGCAAGTAGTGTTGCTTCTACACCTTTTTGTTCCGCAATTTCATACGGCAATGTGCTTACTACACTAGATCCTTCCTCGTGAATTTTTAAAGTAATGTTATATGCAGTTTCTTCACTGTGATGAAATATTGTTTTTAGAGTTTCAATAACAAACTCCATTGTTGTTACACTATCATTCAAATATATAACATTAAACAAACTTGGAGGTTGAACATTTGTCTTAACTTGTATTCGAGGTTTAACAACAATATCTGTTTTGCTCATAATTTTATAGGGTAGAGTAGGGGGACTATCCCCCTACTGATTGTTATAATACTTATTATATTACTTTGCAAATGTTATAGCAATTTTTTTGGCTTTTTGTTCTTCTGGAACAATATGTTCCAGACTCACGGCCAAAATACCATTGATTACAGTTGCACCTTTTACTTCCACATTGTCCGCTAATGTAAAGTGACGTGTAAAATTACGGGCACTAATACCTCTGTGTAGATACTCATACTCGTCTTTTTGTTTTTGTTCGCCCTTAATTGTTAGTACATTTTCTTTATATTCAATATCAAGCTCACTTTCACTAAATCCAGCAACCGCTAATTGAATAGCATAATGATTATCATCAATTTTGACAATATTATGTGGTGGGTAATTGTCAGTTTTACTGTTTGCAAAAGTTCGACCTAATTCATTGAACAGTCTGTCAAAGCCGACTGCATGGCGATGCAGTGTAGGTAAATCAAAAGTACTAATTGTATATGTTGTCATAATACGTTCTCCTTTCCTTAAGCAAGTTATGACATATATGGCCTAGACCCTTATGGCATCTAGACAGCATATTCTTTACTTTGTTTCTGTAAATTCAGCATCAATTACATCAGAGTCTGACTTAGGCGGTACAGGATCCTCTGCAGTTGGTGGCTGTTTTACTTCATTAATTGCATTAGAGGCCACAAATAATTCACTTAATCTAGTTGTAATTGCTTCTTTATCTGTGCCTGCCACGGCTTCTTCTAGTTTTGCTATAGCATCTGTAATTTTAGAAGTCTGATCCTCGGAGAGTTTGCCTTCTACTTCTTTCAAATCAGTTCTAACACGGTGGATTACCGAATCTGCTTGGTTACGAATCTCAATCAACTCGCGTTGCTTCCGATCAGCGTCAGCATTAGCTTCAGCATCGCGAATCATTTCCTCAATCTGTTCTTTGCTTAAACCAGAATCTGATTTAATGGTAATTCTATTTTCCTTGCCAGTTTTTTTATCTCGAGCACTTACTTTAAGAATACCATTTGCATCTACATCAAGAGTAACTTCAATTTGTGGCTGACCTCTTGGTGCTGGATCTATACCTTCAAGATTAAATTCGCCTAGTAGTTTATTATGCTGTACAAGTTCACGTTCGCCTTGATAGACTTTGATAGTAACTGCAGGCTGATTGTCTTCGGCTGTAGAAAATACCTGACTATTCTTAGTCGGGATAGTGGTATTTTTCTGAATTAGTTTTGTCATCACTCCGCCCATGGTTTCAATACCTAGGCTGAGTGGAGTAACATCAAGTAGTAAAACATCTTTGCGTTCACCACCTAATACAGCACCTTGAACTGCTGCACCTACTGCCACAGCTTCGTCAGGATTAACATCTCGACGTGGAGACTTTCCAAATAACTGTTCAACTGCTTCTTGAACTTTTGGCATGCGAGTTTGTCCGCCTACAAGAATTACCTCGTCAATGTCTGCGGCTGTAACACCGGCATCACGCATGGCTACTCTACATGGTTCAATGCTACGTTGAATTAGATCTTCTACTAAGCTTTCAAACTTGGCTCTAGTAATTTTGATGTTTAAATGTTTGGGCCCTGTAGCATCGGCAGTTATGTAAGGCAAGTTGACATCAGTCTGATTGTTGTTACTTAGTTCAATTTTAGTTTTTTCTGCTGCTTCTTTTAGACGTTGTAACGCCATAACATCTTTACTGAGATCCACGCCACTTTCTCGTTTGAACTCTACGATCAAGTAATCCATTAATCTCTGGTCAAAGTCTTCACCACCTAAAAAGGTATCGCCATTGGTACTAAGTACTTCGAATTGTTTATCACCATCCACATTAGCGATGTCGATAATAGATATATCAAAGGTACCACCACCAAGATCATAAACAGCAATCTTACGATCTGTCTTTTCATTTTTATCTACCCCGTAAGCCAAGGCCGCTGCGGTCGGCTCATTGATAATTCGCAGTACTTCTAAGCCTGCAATAGCACCCGCATCTTTAGTTGCTTGTCTTTGGCTATCATTAAAATATGCAGGTACTGTAATAACTGCCCGTGTAACTTCGTGTCCAAGATAATCTTCGGCAGTTTTTTTCATTTTACGCAAAACTTCTGCGCTGATCTGTGGAGGGGCTAGTTCCTTGTCATTGGCCCGGACCCATGCATCGCCATTCTTACTCTCCATAATGGTATAAGGCATAAGATCGATGTCTTTTTGTACTGCTTGTTCTTTAAACTTACGACCAATTAATCGTTTGGCAGCATAGATAGTGTTTCGAGGATTAGTTACAGCCTGGCGTTTAGCCGACGCTCCTACAATTATTTCGTCTGAGGTATATGCAACGATACTAGGTGTAGTTCTAGCACCTTCTGAATTTTCAATAACTTTAGGAATTCCGTTTTCTAAAACTGCTACGCAGCTATTTGTGGTACCAAGATCAATACCGATGATTGTGCTCATAGTTTTTCTCCTTAGTTAAGCAAGTTTATGTGGGCCCGAAGCACCCAACACAATTATTTAGTCCTGTATTATACAATAATATTTGTGTTAAAACAATTTTTTCGGAAGTTGTTCATCGGCTAATTTCTTACGCCAACGACGAACGGCAGAATTGTGAGCTTTTTTCCTACGTGTAGTAGGTTTCTCATACGTTTCGCGTTCGCGCAATTCCTGCAGTAAACCTGACTCTGATACTTTCTTTTTAAATTTACGCAGAGCTTTTTCTACATTGTCATTGGTAACAACAACCAAATTTCCATTAACTTTTAATTTTTCATTCATAGAATTATTTAGTGGACTGTAACTCTTTTGCAAAATAGTGAATAGGGTCTATTAATCTTCTTGGATTTTCTATAAAAATTCGTGGACCATAATAGTATGTGTTATCTAGTAACCATAAATTTTTATAGTCCTCTGATCTTGTATTTACAATATTTGCATCACTGGACTGCACTACTTTTGTAAGCCAATCCAGATTGTCCATGTTAGGAGTATATACATAGACATTAAATGCTTGCTCGCTATATTGACAAAATTTTATTGCAGCATCTAAGTCTTCTTTATCAGGATCAACTAATAATACTGAATGTAGTCCGTTATTAATTATGTCAGGCGGTGTCACTAAGTTGCTAACCATTTTTGTTTTTTAATATTTCTTCAATTTGTTGTTCTACTTGCGCTTGTTCTGCATCGCTTAAATCTTCTATCTCATATTCTCCGGCTTCTAATTTTTGTATTAAATGTTGAATATAGGCCTGATTGTAAGTATAACTGTCGGTAGAATTTTTGTCTACTTCTATCCATTTTTGACCGTTCCATTTAAAAAGCCTGTCGGGTAAATAATCTGTTCTAATAAACATGTCGCCCTTCATTGGGCTGTCCGGGAATCGTTCGCCAAACCCGCATTGACTGGCTTCTTCTAATTTTTCATTGTCAGCTTTGATCGCCATACTAGGGTACAATTTATTAAACGCATCTAAATTATAAACTTTACCTTTATACCGTACAGCATAATCGGCACCACGTCTTACTGGTGTATTAAATTCATCTACAGGTGGTAGCGACTCTTCTTTAGATTCCTCTGTCGCAGTATCAACGGAATCTGTTGTTTCTTCCTCTGCAGATTTTTTAATTTGTTCGATTTGATCCGGTGTTAACGGCCCATCATCGGCTTCGTAATTAGCTTGCTTTTGGTATTCGTCGATAACACGACTGGCCCACATCTCTTCATTTTCTAATACAGGTATGTTTAAATCTGGTTCTGGCGGTTCTATCTTAGCTACCTCGTTATTTGCTTGTTCAGCACGATGTTGTTCATCTATGATATCTGCTGCTTGCGCGGCAAACCGTGCTCGCTCAAAAAACTCGTCTGCTTCGCGATCTGGATTCATCTGTTTATCTACACCGTTTAATGCTGACAGCTCTTCTGGAGTAAATGGTCGTTGCTCTACGCCTGGTGGGTTAGGATTAATATTTTGAGCAGCTTCCTCATCATGAACCCAACCACCCCGACCTTGTCTAGCCCATTCAAATTGTTTGTTGGCAGCAAGGATTAGTGTCAAGGCAAGCGGATCAAATACAATAACAATAAGAATAATAACCCAGCGTACAGCCCGCTCAAGAATATTTTGATCAGGATTGTCCCCGTATATAAGGGCAGCAATATACTTAATAGGTCCAACTTC